TTGTTGCAGTTGGAGTGATTATGAAATCAAGCGTTGATGGGATTGAGCAATTAAGCGCAAATTTTGGCAAAGCCAAGCGGGACACCCCGAAAGCGGCAGTTAGTGCAATAAATACTGTCGCAAGACGGGCGGTGCGCAACGGCACCGGGAAAGTGGCAAAAGAGCTTAGCATACAGCAAAAACTTGTACGCAAGCGTGCAAGATTGCGACGCCGAGCAACCAACGCCAGCCCGGAAGCTGAAATCCTAGTAGATCGCCGACAACTCCCGTTAATTAACCTGCTAAAAGCGGGTGGAAACAAATTATATGATGGTAACGGCGCAATACTTGTCGGACCGTATGGTGTGGAGCGCGGATTTAAGCAAAAGCTTAAAAACGGACGAACCCACATTATGCAGCGTAAAGGCGGTGCGCGCTATCCGATTGACGTTGTAAAAATCCCGCTAGCAACTCCGCTCACGAACGCGTTTAGATCCGAACTTAAAGACTATGGTAGTCAAGTCAAGGTCGAGATGGCTAAAAAGCTCACAGGCGCTTTTAAAAAATAGGCTATTACTATGCTAATACACAAAAAAATCAGACAACAACTGACCGCACTTTTGAAAGAGTCACAAATGGGTGTGAATGAGGTTTACTCCGGCAGACCGTTATTTATCGACATCGATCAGGAGCAATCGGCAGTCGCTGTTTTTATCGATGCAATCCAAATGGAGCCGATTGATTTGTGTCATCGCGAGTACACGGCCGATCTGAATATTGCAATTTATCTTAAAACAGCAATCGGCGAGGACGTATTAGATGAAATCGCCGAGAAAATCAAAATCCGGTTGGAAAGTGCGGTAGAAAACGATGAATTACCGGGCGAAATCACCGAAATCACGTTAAGCGGTTATGAGTGTGAACAAGATACGACTAACCGCACTTGGTTTGTATCCAACCTTAAATATCAAATTAAATACGAGGACTAAATATGCCAACACAAACAACCTCTTTTCAGGGGACTAAATTTTATTTGGGCGTGGGCTTAAATGAGGGCAAAGTAGTTACCGCTGCAACCGTAAAACCGAATGCAACAATTACTGCAACCGGACATGGTGCAAAAACTGGTGACTTTGTAAAGATTACTGGTCTCGGTGCATTAGATGGTTTCTATCCTGTTAAATCTATTGCAACAGATAAAATCATTCTTGCTGATGAAGTTGATTGGAGTGGCCAAGATGCACCAACGGATTTTTCATCAGCAAAAGTAGCGGTCGTCAAATGGTCATCTAATTTCTGCGCTATTAAGCAAATTGAAGGTGATGGAGACACCCTGGGAGAGGAGGACATTACAACAATGTGCTCCGAGGGGACAGAGACTGAGGCTGGAGAAATTGAGTACGGCTCAATCAAACTGACTTTCTTCTATGCTCCGGCAACACCAATGCAACAAGATTTGCGTAAGAAATTCTACGCCAAAGAAACTTTCCCTTGGATGATGGTGATGAAAGATAATCAAGGCTCGCTTTACGGTACCGGGTTTATTCAAACTTCACCAAATTTCAGCGGTGAGGTTAAAGGCAAATTTGATTCCGGTGTAACCATCAAAAAAGCGAAACGCGATTACTTATTACCTGTAAACGCTTAATCCATACGACCGTACTTTTAAAGTGCGGTCTTTTTCCATCAATCAAAGGATTTTAAAAATGAGCTTGCGTGAAGAATTATTAAAAAACAAACCTAAAGTACATCCGTTTGACTACAACGGTGTAACCTACTTTTTCCGAGAATTTAATGTTGGCGAAATGAATCAAGCATTATATGGCCAACACAATGAGTTGTTGAAACTTGCTGAAAAGCAAGGGATTGAGCTCAACTATGACGATGAAGAAGAATTAACAAAACAGCTCACCAAGGTACATGACCCTGACCGATTATCCCGTGTGCTGGCTATTCGTTTGTGTGATGCAGATGGAAAAAACTTATTTGACCCTAACAACCAAGACGACTTAGCAGCTTTACGCTCCCTGGATAAAGGATTGTATGAGGCGTTAAATATCGCAGTGATGGATTTACTCCCAAAAAACTTAGCGACCGACGAAAGCTCCAAATAAACTTATCGCTTTCGTTGGGGAAAACGCTGGAAGAAATTGAGCAAATGCCGGAAAGCCACTTTAGGGAATATCAGTTATTTTACCAAGAGCAGCCTTTTGGCATTTGGCGTGAAGATTACAGAACTGCCCAAATATCGCACTTGCTCGCAATGATAAACCGAGATCCAAAAGGGAAAGAACCCGAATTATCAGATTTTATGCCGTTTTTTAGAGATCAAACGAATAAAAATGACGACGATGACGGTTCGGCGGCTTATTTAGCAAATCGATAACCGACTAGAAATTGACATAACGGCAATCATTAATTATTATCCAATAAAAGTTAAATATTAATAAGGGGTGTAATTATGCTGGCAAGATTTATTGCATTTATCGCAAAAATAGTATTATTTTTGGTGGTATGCTTGCCCCCTGTATTTTTACTTACTACGCCGTGGGGCATTTATGTATTTTCTGCTGTCATGGTTGCGCTTATCGCTTGGTGTTTGCGGATTGCGTTTGATAGCAAGCTGACAAAACAGCAAAAATGGGATAAGTTACTCGGTAATACATATTAACCCGATTCAGTTCAACAAAGCTCGCCTTTCGGCGGGCTTTTTTTATGGGATAAATTTACAAAATGGCATCTACGGTATCTGATTTATTAGTCCGCCTAGGCGTTGACGATGCAAAATTTAGAAACGGATTAAATGTCGCAGAGGCTCGCGCTAAAAGTTTTTCAATTCGCACAACCCAATATTTGAAAAACATCGAAAATGCCGCAAATTCGTTAGAAAAAATTAATACTAGATTGTTTAATTTTTCTATTGCAGGTGTTGGCCTTGGTACGCTAAAGAATTATGCAGACGGGTACACCGAGGTAAAAAACAAGTTAGCGTTGGTGGAAAGTGCATCATTTAGCAGTCAGCGCGGGTTACAGTCACTCTTTGACATCTCATTAAAAACTAACCAAAGCTTAGAGGCAACATCAAGCATTTATCAACGTTTTGCGCAAAATGCACAAGCATTTGGAATAAGTCAAGCTCGTGTTGCTAGTCTAACGGAGATTGTCTCTAAAGCTGTTGCTATCTCCGGTGTAAGTGCGGCATCAGCACAAGCGGCCTTAATGCAGTTTGGGCAATCCTTGGCAAGTGGCGTTTTCCGTGGGCAGGAATTTAACTCAGTGATGGAACAAACGCCGGGTCTTGCGCAAGCAATGGCTAAAGGGCTTGGCGTGTCAGTTGGTGAGCTGCGTAACATGGCTAATGCCGGCAAGCTCACAATGGATGTTATTATCCCTGCTCTTGAGCGTGTAAAAGGCAGTGTTGACGAGCAATTTAATACACGTGTCGTTACAATTAGCATGGCATTCGAAAACTTACGCACATCCACTACAAAATGGATTGGTGAGTTAGATCAAGCCACCGGCGCAAGTCAGGGATTTGCTACGGTAATCAGCGGCATGGCGGATCATTTAACCGTTGCGACAAGTGCGCTTGGTGGATTTGCTGCCGTCTTGAGTATAAACAAGTTACGCGCATTTATTGCTGCCGGTAACGAGCAAGCCGCATTGGCAATTAATGTTGCTCGTGCGGAAAATGTAAAAACTGCCGCGCTACGCGAACAAGCCCAGGCGGAAATGAGTTTAATCCAAATCAAACTCACCCACACACGCACCGAATCGGAACTGTTAGCAATACAACAACAAGCCGAAGTGCAATCCCGAAAATTGACGGCAGCAATCATGGCTGAATCTAATGCACGGCGCAATCTTGATCTTGTAACAAAACGTGCTACCGCTGGTGGAAGATTGTTTAGTAATGCTCTTGGTTTCGTTGGCGGCCCGATTGGATTAGTAACAATCGGACTAACCGCTGCTGCTGGCGCTCTGATTGAATATCGCCAAAAAACGGAGCAGGCAAAACAGGAATCTTTAGCCTTTGCTGATTCGTTGGATATTACAAGCGACTCATTACGCACCGTTACGGCAGATATGCTGTCATCAATGCGCACCAAACTTGAGCGATCTATTGAGACGCAAAAAGCTGTTATTACAGAGCTGAAAGCAGAAACAAACAAGCTCGAACAACAAGTTAAAATCCAAATTGATGGAATGAACTCACAGGGATTGCAAAATAATCAACACGCAATCGAGAGATACAAAAAGTTAATTGGAGACTTGTCGATCAAAAAAGGTGAGTTAGCGGAAGCGAATGAGAAACTTGAAAAATCAGAACGCGATTTACTCACAATTGATTCTGGAAAATCTATCGCCGAATTTAACACCAAACTAAAAGAGTTATTGCCAACAGTTGATTTATCAAAAATTAATATTGATAAATTAGGGCTATCTGTTGAGGATTTTAACCGTTTAGTCCCTAATGCAGAAAGTGGTGCTAATAGCATATCAAGCGCTGTACAGCGTATGGGGGCAATGGCGCTTATCGTAGCTAGCAACTTTGATGCTCTAGGGTTATCTGTTAAAAACGCATTGAGCGATAAAGCGCAAAAGATTATTGATCGTAATAATCGCCAAATTGCGATTAATCGAGAAAAAGACCCGAAAAAGAAACGTCGACTGGAGGCGGAAGATCAGGCTATTAATAGTGGGTTTGATCCTAATAGCACGGATTTTTCCGCCGTGGCCGACTCTTTTTACAATGCGTTGGGGTCTAAAAAAACAAAAGGCAGTGGCGGGAAGAGCGAGCGGGCCCGCGATAGCTGGCTGAATTTTTACGACGAGATCCGTAAAAAAAGCACATCATCGCTGAATGAGATTAATCTCGAGCAAGATCAGATGATGCGCCGCTTAAACGAACATCTGAAAAAAGGCGTAGTATCTCATCAAGAGTACGAGATCGCAAAAACCGCTATTACCGAACGTTTTGAAAAACAACGATTGGAATTATCCGGCAAGTATGCACCGAATAAGCTGTTAAAGTCCGAATTAAAAGATGAACTTACAGCAATCCAAGAGCTTTACGCCGCCGGGCAACTGACGAAGGGCGAAAGCGACAATGCGCAACTCAAAGCAAAATTTGAGTACGCGCAACAAGTATCACAAAACGCCGTAAGTCCTCAAGATCAAGTGCTGGCAATTTACGACCCAACACAAGAACTTAAAAACAAACAAGCGCAGGAATTGGCACAACTCCAAGCTTTTAATGAGCAAAAACTTATTACCGAGGAGGAGTTTCAGCGACGCCGACAGGAAATCATTGATAAATATAAAAACGATGAATTTCAACGGGATATAGCGAACTATGCTACTGGGCTAAACGACCTCGGAAGTGCGTTTGATGGGCTGGCATCGATGGTGGAACAATCCGCCGGCAAACAATCCGCCGCGTATAAAGCGATGTTTGCTATCTCAAAGGCGTTTGCGATTGCCGAAGCAACGGTAAAACTGTCTCAAGCCATAGCGCAAGCAATGGCTGATCCGTCTGCACTTACACCTGCGCAAAAATTTGCGAACATGGCAGCCGTGGCGAGTGCCGGGGTTAACTTAATCTCACAAATTACCAGCGTTGCGGCGTTTGCTACCGGCGGACATGTACAAGGACCGGGAACGGGTACAAGCGACTCAATCCCTGCTTGGTTATCCAATAACGAGTTTGTGATGACCTCCCGCACCGTGGATCACTACGGGCTGGCGTTTATGAATGCGTTAAATCAACGCCGATTGCCGAGATTCGCCAACGGCGGGCGCGTTGGCGGTGGTGGCTCGCCGAGTTATCCAGGAATTAGCAGCAATGGTGGTGAGGGTGATCATAATGAGATCAGTATCACAATCAATATTGCTAAAGATGGCAAAGAGGATGTAACGGTAGAGCAACAGATCGCGCAAAGTAAAGCGTTATCCGACGCAATCACGGTAAAAGTGCTGGAAGTAATGCGCAAGCAACGCGGACGCGATGGCGGGCTTTTGAATTAGAGGTAAATTGTGGCATTGAGAAAAATTAATTTTTGCCCGAAACCCGGGTACACAGTTGAAAGCGAGCCGCGCCGGAAAGTCAATAAATTCGGCGACGGCTACGAACAGCGGATGGTTGACGGGTTGAATCCGCTATTGCGTAAATTTAGCCTGACTTACAAGCTCAATCATAAAAGTGCGGTCGAATTAGACCGCTTTTTTATGGAGCATAGCGGGGTAACTCCG